TGGAGGTGGAGGTGGAACTGGAGGTGGAACTGGAGGTGGAGGTGGAACTGGAGGTGGTGGACGAGCTGAAGGTTCAAATCCTGAATTACGCCCTGACGGTAAAGGTGACACTAAATAAAAAACAATTTTTAATAAAGATATTTATAATAAATTAACACAATGGCTTTAACAAACTATGTAATAAATTTTGGTAGTAATTTTACTAGTGAATTGGGAACTCTTTTAACTTTAAATGTTGAAATCAGTAATTCATTGACCAAAACACCTTTAAAACCATTACTATTAAAAGATGGTAGCACTTTACCACAAAATATAGATTATAGTTTAATAAACAATGCCAAAATAATTTTATATTTAAGTGGTAATCTTCCCGAAGAATATGTTATTAAAAAAATATGTTATACCAATAAAGCTACATATGCAGCTGCAAAAACAGATTTAACAAAATGGTCAACTGCAAAGGTGGCCAGTATTAACTCTCCATTTGAAATAGATAAAAATATAATTATAACTGGAGAATTATATGTTGTTGTTATTTTAGAAAAAACAACGGTAAAAGCTCCTACAATAGTTTTAACCAATCCAAATAAAAAAATAGATATAAAAGTAAAGGATTCTGATTTAGAAAAAGAATTAATTATTAAATTTACAAAACCAAATACAGATTATGTAACGGTTTATCTTTCACCAAATAGAATTGTAAAAACAGAAGATACATTTGTAACTTTATATTATAAAAAGGATTTTGATGGAATATTGGGTAATAAAAAAATATTTTTAGTTCCAAGTTCGGATTCATATGGTGATGGAGTTCCTGTTGAATTAATAATAAATTGGATAGCTGAGGCCGATACACCATCTATGGTTGAAATAGACATCGTTGATACAATAGATGTTCCAAGTTTTTCTAATTTGGATATTAATTTTGAAATAGAATATAAAACCATAAATGCAACATCGGTTGATATATTTTTATTAGCAAAAGATTTAACCAAACTGCCATTAGTACAAAACCAAACTCCAAATGGTAAATTAAAATTAAATTTAAGAACTTTAGCTACTTCATATCCTAAGTGGAATGGTAATACTGACTTAACATTGGTTTTTAAACCATACAATAGGGGAGGACAAAAAATATTAGAGGGAACGGAGATATCAGCAACTACAAAAATAATATATCCAAATCTTAAATTAGATACCGAAAAAATTAAAAAATCAATTTATGATGGATTTTTAAACAAATTAGATTTTGTATTTGATAAAGAGGACAAATATTTAACACATATTGCTAATTTTGGAAATGATGAACAAATTATAATATCCTCTTGGGAAGAAGATGATTTTACACTTTCTAAAAAATCGGAAGATGAATTTGGTAATATAATTGTAAAACCAGAAGATATAGTAGAATCTACTATATTAAAATTATACAATCCACTTCCCGCAGAAGTTGACTTTGTAGTCGGCCAATCTACAAATTATGAATCGTTAGATAATTTAATATTAAGTGCATCGGTTTCTAGTTCGTCACAATTAGTTGCAACGTATTTAAGTTCATCTTTAATAGAAACCGATGATTTAAATATTCAATACGCAAACGTTAATTTTACAAGTTCACATAGTGGGTCGGAAATGTCAGGTACAGGTGAATATCTTTGGAATAATTTTGTACATTTTAGTTCTGCAAAAGAAAGAGTAGATAATTTTATATACAAAGTACAATTGATTGAAAAATATGAACAATTAATTAGTAGTTCATCTAATGGTGCAAATTCTATATCTGAAAATAATGAAACGGAAAGACAAACTATTAAAAAACAAAAATTAATTCAGGGTTTTGATGGTTTTGAGAAATTTTTATATAATAAATCGGAATATACAACAAACAATTCTAGTTCTTTAACTTGGCCATATAATGGTGATAGATTATCATCAAATGATACAATAGTTTCAAATTGGTATGATAATATTATTGAATTAGCGACTGAGTTTGATAAAACAAATGTGAATTGGGTTCAAAATAATATACCACAATATGTTGTTACCAATGGTGATAATGAAAGCATGTTATTGTTTTTGTCAATGATAGGCCACCACTTTGATACATTATATTTTTATACAAAATCAATAGAAAATAGTAGAGGACTTGGATATAAATCAAAAAATACAATAAATGATAAATTGTTATTTGATATATTGAAATCAATGGGTTGGGATGCCAAAAACCTTGCCGCAGATACTAAACTTTGGGATTATGTATTTGGACAAAATGCCGATGGTAGTCAAAAGTATATATCAATTGATGAAAATGGTGATGAAATAAAATCTAAATCTGCAAAGCAAAGAACATATGAAGTTTGGAGAAGAATTGTAAATAACTTACCTTATTTATTAAAAAATAAAGGTACAAGGAGAGGTATATACGCATTAATGTCTTGTTATGGAATCCCCGCATCAAATCTTTCAATTTTAGAATTTGGAGGCCCGGAAATAACAACTAATACAAAAAGTAAATTAGTAATGGATAATGTTACTAGTGCACTTAAAATGGTGTCTGGTTCTTTAATTCAAATGGAGTGGAAAGATACGGATAAAGGTAGAAAACCAAATACTATTGAATTATTTGTTAAACCGGCATATAGTAAAAATTGGACAATATTATCTGGAAGTAATTGGGATGTTAAGCTTAGTGGTTCGGTTAATAGTAATTATGGTAAAGTAATATTCAATTATTCGGGTTCAAATCATATATCATCATCCTTATTACCAATATTTAACGATAGATTTTTTGGTATAGCTGTAAGTGTAAGTGGTTCTGATGGATTAAAATTAGATGTTAGACAATCCGAAAAAGAAAGAACTATATTTGAAGAATCAATTACATCATCTGCATATACCAATTGGAACAACGGTTCTACTTTATATTTGGGAGGAGATTATAGTGGTAGTGTAGATGAGTTTCGTTTGTGGTCAGAAGTGTTGGATACTGAAAGATTTTACGAACACGTTTCTTTTCCTGAAATGATTAATGGTAATAGTATTACATCCTCAACGGCCGATTTATATTTTCGTTTAGATTTTGAGTATCCTAAAAATTTAGCAACATATACAAAATTAATAAATGTAGATACCAATGTTTATTTTAGTGGAAGTTTAACAAGAAATCACTATGAAAATGGTTCTAATGCAACTTTATATTCAGAAAATACAACACCACTATTATTTGCAACAGCAAGTGGATTTCCATCAATAACATCATATCCATATCAATTTGAAGCAATAGATAGAAGTGTTACATTGGAAATTCCTGATTTAGGTGCAAGTAGATATTCAACAAATAAAGTTAGATTTGAAAGTCAATATAATTTAGATGGAACGGAGATAACTCCAACTAAAGGTGTGAACCTATCGGTAAATAGTAGAGGAACTAAAAAATCATTTGACCAATCACCAATTGATTCAAATAGAGTAGGTTTATTTTTCTCACCAACAAAAGAATTAAACATTGATATTGCAAAATCTTTTGGTGGAATCAATTTAGATAATTACATTGGTAACCCACAAGATTATTATAAATCAAATTATTCTCAATTAGATTCTTTAAGAAATTATTATTTCCAAAGATTTGATGGTAGAGATATTTACGCATATATTAATTTAATCAAACTATATGAGAAATCTATGTTTGAAGATATTAAGAAAATGTTACCTGCAAGGGTTAAAGCAACTACCGGTTTATTAATTGAACCACATATTTTAGAAAGAAGTAAAGTTGCACATAAAAAACCAACAGGAGTAAATAATCAATTAGAAACTATAATAGACTCAAATAATACGACCAATATATTTGCAGAAACAAACCAATATCAAACCATAATTGACGCAAATCTGTCAGATAATCTATTTGCAGAAAATTATCAATATAATACCAGAATTGATATTAATAATGAAAATCAAATATCAGCTGATAATTACCAATATAATACAACTATAAGAACAACCGATAACACAAATATAAGTTCTGATTATTACCAACAAACGGCATCAATTGATTGTGGTTTACAAAATCCTACAATTTTAACTGAGTATGATTTGTATGATTTAAATATTGTGGCAGGACAATCCACATTTGAAACAGTTGGATTTGGAATATATGCTCAAAATGGACATGCTATTAGAACATATTTTGATGAAAGAGGCCGAAGAGTTAAAGAAAGAATTAAAGTAGATTTAATAACAGAACAAAAATCAAGAGAAGCTTTAAAATATAAAATTGTAATAAATGGTAAAGGTGACCCAAGAGGTGGGATGGAATTGACATCATCCATTTACTATGAAACAAAATTAAATATTCAACCATATTCAACTGCAAAAGTTATTAATGCGGGTACGGGTAGTATAGTTCAGGTAACAGCCGTTGATGGATATTTACCAACACATTATAGAAATACATCTGATTTGACAACTGGATTACAAAATAGTTTCTTTAGAGGTTCAAAAAATACAGCTGCATCAACTATTGATGGTGCATCACCTATTGAAACATTTATATCTAATCCAAACATATTAACTGTAAATAAAGCAGGTAGAAATACATCTGAACCAATTTTGGAAGTAGAATAACGAAATTTAAAAATAATTATATTTATATCAAACGATAATACAACACTATGGGATATTTAAGTAACACAGAATTAACAGTAGATGCTATCCTTACTAAAAAAGGTAGAGAAAAATTAGCAGCAGGTGGTGGTTTAAACATCACTCAATTTGCATTAGCAGATGATGAGATTGATTATAATTTATATGAACCGGCACATCCATTGGGTTCTGCATATTATGATAAGGCAATTATAAGTATGCCTGTGTTAGAAGCATCTCCAGATGAGACACAAGTAATGAAATACAAATTGGTAACATTACCAAAAGATTCAAAAAGTATTCCTGTTGTGTCTATTAGTCAACCATCTATAAACGCAACAACAAAAGTAACCGGCCCTATTACAATTTCACCTAATACTTCTGGTGGAAGTAATGCACAGGGTGGATACACTGCTATTTTATCAAATAAAAATGCAGGTACTTTACAAGGTGAAGGAGTGACTTCTGATGTAGGTAGTGTTCCTGTATTTATTGGTGATGATGTATCAGCAACCGCAGCAACTGCTAAAGGATTGACTTTCAAATTCTTCCCAGCTAATAATTTAACATCTAATTTAACAACAACACTTACTATTTATGGTAATCAAACAGGAGGTTCAATAACTATTCCTGTAACGATAACTTATGTAGTTTAAAATAATAAAACAAAATGGCAATAATTAGAAACAACACAGTCCTTACAAATTTACAAACGGAATTATCCAATGCTATCGCGAATGGCTTGAATACTACGACAATAGTAAATATATTAAATGGTGCATTGGGAGCTGGAGAACAAATTGGACAAACTGCATTTAATACAATAACCGAAGGAGTTTATAAAAAATTCGGTGTAGGTGACCAAGTTTTAAATAGAACAGAAATTGTAACTACCGGTATATGGAGTGGTGATACTGGTTCTTTAACGGTAAACGCAACTTATACATCATCTACACAAATTGCAAACATTAGTGGTAAATACTATATTGATGTTTATAACGCATTACCATCATCGGATTCAGCTGAGGTTCAATTCTCAATTGCATATGGTGATTATAATGGATATGGTGCACCAACCATAGGACAAGACGATTCGTCAACACGACCAACAAAAGCAACATATTCACAATATAAAAATTTATTGTTATCACCAACAGATGAATATTTTAGTGTTTATAGTGGTTCAGCTACATCATCCGCTGCAACGACAACTCATAATTTAACATCATTCTACGCAATTAATGTAAATAGAGCTAGATATAAAGAAAGATTAGACCCAGGAAATATATCTATAACATTAGCAGGTACTTCTGGTTCAATAACATTAATAGATGATAGTGGTGGAACTGATGAAAATGTAACAACTTCAGGTAGAATTTATAACTTAGTAAGTGGTTCATTAAATATTGGTTCGGCTTTAACTGCATCAATTAAAAATGTAACTTCTAGAAATGGTGAAGGATATGGATTATTTTATCCTGATATGGGCATTATTTTGTTAAATCCAAATGCACTAGCTTCAATTGTAGATATCAAATTGGCACCCGCTAATAGTTCAATGACAGGTGTTTATCATAATAATTCAACTTCGGCTTCACTTGAAGTTGGGGCATCTGGTTCAATTGCGGTATTAAAAGCATTAGCAAGTGGTTCGGATTTCCAAGTAAGAAGAACTGAAAATGTTTCAACTGCACATTATTTTATAAGAGCAAACAATAGAGAATTCAACTTCTCAAATAATCCAACATTTGTAACCGGTTCAGCGGGTCAGTTTACATGGCCGATTTTTGAATCAAATCCAAAAGTTTTTATTACAACAGTTGGTTTATATAATGACGCGAATGAATTATTAGCCGTTGCAAAAACTTCAAAACCAATTGAAAAATCATTTGATAAAGAAGTAGCAATTAAAGTTAAATTAGACTTCTAATCGGAGAATAAAATAAAAACTATGGCCCACCTTAATTTGGTGGGTTTTTAGTTTTAAGATATTTATATACGATATGTTAAAACGAATACCAAAGTCAGATATTAGTATTAGGCCATTTAAAGCCTATAAAGAGTGGGATGAATTATCAGCTAGTGCATCGGTGTTATTTGCCGAACTTGGTGATTATACAGAAACCGAAATGGTCAATATAACACAAGGTCATTTAAGTGGTTCAACTTATAATAAACATTCATTGTACGGACAAGTTAAATCTACATTTTATAATGGTAGGGAAGATAATCCAATTGAAAGATTTGGTATAAAAACAAATGGATTTACAATATTTACCAGAGCTAAAGAAAGATATTTAAGTGGAAGTGCAACTGTTATATCTGTTCCTCAAAGTTGTGTAGGAGAAGGAATTAAAAGAGGTTCGGTTATTTTAAATGATGGTACAAGTCAATATGTGGATGATGGATATGGTAATTTATCAGCGGAAGCTGCCAATGTAGTTTTAGAAACTATAAATTTTAATAATGAACAAATTATATTCCAAGATTTGTCCGAAGCTTTGATTTCTTTTGAGATAGTTCAATTAAATTTAGAAACCAATATATTAGAAGTTGTATATAATACTATACCATATACATTAGAATTAATAAAAATAGATTTTGAAAATGATGTTTTATTGGTTGAGTCTATTCCATTTTTGGATAATATTATTAATAAATTGGGTAATGTTTTTTATAACCAAGGTTTAATTGTTTTAACCGAAACAACAAATTTTAATACATCCAGTTTTGATTTAGATTTTAAATCAACACAACAATCCAACATCGGTTGAAACTATTGGTATGGTCGTTACTTCTTCAATAGAACTATACGATAAATCAAATCCAAATTCAAAAACATATATTAAAAAAATTATTACCAATGCAGGTACACAATATGTTAAGAAAAAATCAATTACTAGTACAGGTACAATAGTTGATTATAGATTTAGTGGTTCGGTAACATCATCTATAACACATGATTATATTAAAGCTGGGTTTGAACATTATGAATTAAGTAGTTCAGTTGATACCACCGGTTCATTTTTAACACCTATGATTACAACAATTGGTTTATATAATGATGCGTGTGAATTACTAGCGGTAGCTAAATTACCTCAACCTATTAAATCGGAACCGGATATTCCTGTAAACTTTATTGTCCGTTTTGATACATAATTTATATTTATAAGTAAAATAAAAACAATATGTCTAAAATTTTAGAATTATACAAATCAGGTCAATCATCTTTGGGTGTTGACAAAATCGGGTTTCAAGCTGGAGTAAATGCAAAAACACCATATACTACAAATGATTTAAAGAAAGCAGATGAACAAGTTTTAACTGCAGCAAAATTTAAAACAGGTAGAGGTGGTACTATAACTGAGAAAAAATACTCAGATACGAAACCAAAATAAACCAATTTAATGGCAAAAAAAGTTACAAAAAAGAACAATCCAAAATGGGTTGCTAAAAAATATGGATTTAAGTCTGGTTTAGAAGAAACCATCTCACAACAAATAGAGTCTTATGGAATTAAAGTAGAGTATGAGACCGAAAAGGTTCCATACATAATTCCCGCATCCACTCACCACTATCATCCCGATTTCAAATTACCAAATGGTATTAGAATAGAGACAAAAGGTAGGTTTGTGGCAGCTGACCGTAAGAAACACTTATTGGTTAAAGAACAAAACCCAAATATGGACATTAGGTTCGTATTTTCCAATTCAAAGAACAAAATCACCAAAAAGTCCAAAACGACCTATGGGGATTGGTGTGATAAGAACGGATATAAGTATGCAGACAAAATCATCCCAAATGAGTGGTTTTTAGAGGAAAATAGACCGTAAAATATTTGGTAATATCAAATATTTGTCGTATATTTAAGTCGTGTTGAAGCAAAATGATAAGAATATAGTCGTATCTACCCTTACTGGTATTTTAGGTAGTTATCTCAATCTGAAAGGGAATGAGTTAGCTTTCTACTGTCCTTTCTGCAATCACCATAAACAAAAATTACAAGTTAATACGGAAACCCAAAAGTGGCATTGTTGGACTTGCAATAGTGGTGGTAAAAAATTGACATCTTTATTAAAAAAGTTAGATGTTGATAGAAAGGTCATTTCGGTAATTAGAGAGATATATGGGGATAGCAATTATAACCCACAATTAGAGGATGCCGATACAAAGGTGTTCATTTCCCTACCAAAAGAATTTATAAGTCTAAATGAGACTCCTAAAGGGTTTAATCCCGAATATAAACACGCAATACATTACCTTACTCAAAGAGGAATAGGTATGAAAGAAATAATCAAATATAATATTGGTTATTGTAAGGAAGGTTTGTATAGTAGACGAGTAATTATACCATCATACAATTCCGATGGTACATTGAATTACTTTGTTTCTCGTTCTTATTATCAGGAGGAAAAAATGAAATACAAAAACCCCCCAATCTCCAAAAATGTAATATGTTTTGAGTCACAGGTAAATTGGAATGAACCGATTATACTTTGTGAAGGTGTATTTGATGCAATCACAATTAAAAGAAATGCTATACCACTTTTAGGTAAGTTTCCATCCAGAATATTGGTTGAGAAAATCTTTATGAGTGGAATAAGTGATATTATAATTTCGTTAGATAATGACGCAATAAATGAGGCACTTAAAGCTGCCGAATATTTTAGAAAAAATGGTATACATGTAAAAATGATGTACCTTAAAGATAAAGATGCCGCCGATATGGGGTATGAAAAATTCTACGAAGAACTAAAGAAAACTAAAGAGTTTTCATCCGAAGAATTATTGTTAAACAAAATAAACTCACTATGAGTAGTAAATTAAAAACAATTTACCACATTGCCGATGTACACATTCGTAATGTAAAAAGACACAAAGAGTATAGACAAGTATTTGAAAAAATGTTTGTAGAAATTCGTAAAAGAGGAACCGAAGATGCAATTATATATTTAGCAGGTGATATTGCCCATGCTAAATTAGAAATGTCACCCGAATTAGTCAACGAAATAAGTTGGTTATTCAAAGAGTGTGCTAAAACTTGTCCTACAATTCTTATTACTGGAAATCACGATTGTAATATGAACAATATGGATAGAATGGATGTTCTTACTCCATTGGTTGATGCATTAGAATTAGAAAACTTTTATTATTTAAGAGATACACAAGTATTTTCTATTGGTGGTATTGATTTTTCAGTATTTTCAATTTTAGATAACAAAGACAATTGGATTACTGCTGACAAAATGTTTGGTAATAAAAAGATTGCGTTATTCCACGGACCTGTTGATAATTCACAAACTGATATTGGATATGTGGTAAGTAGTAGACATTTTACAACGGATATATTTGATGGTTTTGATTTAGCCTTATTGGGTGATATTCATAAGCGTCAGGAAATGATTAGTCCGAAAGGTTGTAAGGTAGTTTACGCAGGTTCACTAATTCAACAAAACTTTGGTGAGACATTGGATAGACATGGTTTTTTAGCATGGGATTTAGACACAATGACCTATGAGGAAATTGACATTCAAAATGACTATGGTTATTATACTATGGATATTGACAATGGTAAGGTTCCAGTTGTAAACGATATGCCAAAACATCCTCGTTTAAGAGTAAGATTGTCAAACACCGATACTGCGGACACTAAAAAAGTAATTGCAGAAATCAAAATGAAATATGGTGTTGATGACTTTACAATTATTAGAACGGACTCCCTTTCAAAAAAGAAAACAGGAGATAGAAGTAATAAATTAGACTTTGAAAACATTGCAGATATAAACTACCAAAACTCTTTAATAAATGAGTATGTAGAAAGAATGATGCCATTTGTTGATGCAAAAGACTTGGGTGAATTAGAAAAGATAAATAGAGATGTCAATAGTAGAATTACACATGAGGAAACTTTAAGAAACATTTATTGGAAACCGATTAGATTTGAGTTTTCTAATATGTTTAGTTATGGTGAGGACAATAAGATTGATTTTAGTAAGTTAAACGGATTGATGGGATTGTTTGCACCTAATGCACAAGGTAAGTCATCTATATTTGACGCAATTTCATTCTGTCTTTATGATAAGAGTAGTAGAGCATTCAAAGCACAAAATATCTTAAACAATAGAAAGCAAGATTTTAGTTGTCATTTGCATTTTCAAATTGAAGGTATAGATTATCATATTGAAAGAACTGCAAAAACTATTAACAAAGGAAAAAATGTTAAAGTTGATGTTCAGTTTTATAGACAAGATGGTGATGATAGAACTTCTTTGAACGGAACTGAAAGGAGAGACACAAATGCCGTAATTGAACAATATGTTGGTAAGTATGAAGATTTCGTATTGACCGCACTATCGTTACAAGGTAATAACTCTATATTCATTGACAAATCACAAAGTGAGAGAAAAGACTTACTTGCTCAATTTATGGGATTGAATGTTTTTGACAAATTATACGATACTGCAATTGAAGATATTAAAGAAGTTTCAGTATTGATTAAAAACTTTAAGAGAAATGACTTTACTACCGAACTTGCAGATAAAGCAAATGACTTAAAAGATAAGAAAGGTGAGTTAAAGGATTTAGAAACTGAATTAAATAGATTAAATGCTGATAAAGGTGGGTTGGATAGTGTTATATTAGATTTGAGTAGAAACCTTACTCCTATTGATGGTAATTTAGACTTACCTACATTGGAAGCAAAAAGAGATGACTTAAAGTTACAATTAGAACAATTAGAGAAAGACTATGAAGCAAAAGACTATAAAATTGAAGATTATACGATATTACTTACGGAACTTTCACAATCAATTGAAGAAAACAAAACTATAAATGACACTCCAATTGAAGAAGCTAAAAAAGAATATGATGTTGCATTAAATTCAAAGAAAAATACAGGACATTATATCCAATTATTAGAACAATCAATTGAGTCTAACCAAAAGAAAATTTCACATTTAGATAGTCACAAATACGACCCGAATTGTAAGTTTTGTTGTGATAATGTATTCGTAAAGGATGCAATGAAAGCAAAAGAGGATATTGTAAAGCAAGGTGATGAAATGGAAACCCTAAACATTGCTTATGATACTTTAATTCAACAAATTACAAACTTTGGTGATATTGAAACACAATGGGAACAATATAACGACTTAAAAAATAAATGGTCAAAAGCAAATGTCATTAAAGAAAAGACACAGGCCGAATTGACTGGGTTAGATACAAAGAAAGAATTATTAGAAACCCAATTAGACAATGTAGAAGATGATATTGAAAAGTATTATGAGAATGAGGACACTATTCAAAGCAATAAAGAGTTAGAAAAACAAATTAAAGACTTAGAAATTGCAAAGAAAGGATTTGAGTCGGACATTAAAGATATTACTAAACAAATAGCAACTACAAATGGTTCCATATCATCATTACAGACTTATATAGACAGTATCAAACAAAAGATGAATGAGGTTAAGGACTTAGAAGAAAAGAACCGATTATACACCTATTATTTAGATGCTGTAAAGAGAGATGGTATTCCATATGAATTAATTTCAAAAGCATTACCTGTTATTGAGAATGAGGTAAACAATATTCTTGCACAAGTTGTAGACTTTGGTGTTACAATGGAAATGGATGGTAAATCTATCAATGCAAAGATTGTTTACGAAGACCAGGAATGGCCATTGGAGATGTGTAGTGGAATGGAGAAGTTCGTTAGTGGACTTGCTATTAGAGTTGCACTTATTAATGTATGTAACTTACCTCGTCCGAATTTCTTAGTAGTAGATGAAGGATATGGAACATTAGACGCAGATAATTTATCATCTTTATTTATGATGATGCAGTATCTTAAAACTCAATTTGATTTCATTTGGGTTATTTCTCACTTAGAACAAATGAGAGATATCGTAGATGGATTAATAGAAATAAAAAAAGTAAATGGGTTTAGTAAGATTGATTTCTAAGAACTACCTTATCAGCCTTCAACACACTAGATTGTGGTTTTGAGACACCGACGTGTTTCTTAATTAGATTTTCAACTAGACTACCCATTTTAAACCCGTGTTCTTCACAATACCCTTTGAGAAGTTCATGGGTTTCTTTTTTGATTTGTAACATTGCGTATTTCATAACTTATTTAGTTTTCTTTAGTATTATATAATGTATATTAGTTTTCTTTAGATAAATATGACATAATTCTTTTTTTAGAGATATTTATTTAAAAAGATTAAATGGCTGTTATACAAAAAACATCGTTTGCGAAAGATTTGGATAGATTTAATGTATTAGTAAATGATGTAAATCCCAATAGTAGATATTTTAGAATAAGCGAACTACCTGATACTCTAACCGGTGGTAAGAATGCATTTTTAATTGCGGGGTCAGAAGAATTAGTTCCTGATACAAAAATACAAATCGAAATTAAAGATTCCATAGGTAATATAATTTATCACGAACCGGGTGAAGGGATGATTAATACTAATATAAGTGGTTCTGCAAATACATCAATCATCGCGGAATATTTTGAAGGTGTATCTAAGGTTGTTGCAATATACATTTATCCGGAAACAACATTTGGCCCATGTACTCTCACAATATTAGGTGAGGTAGACAAGTATGAAGATGGAAATGGAATATTAACACCTGTTCCCATTGATTGGATTGGTAAATATAATGTAAAATGGCAAAAACAATTAAATGTAAATCCATCTTTAGCCAATACTACAAAGATTAGATTTTACCAAAGACCACAAGCTACAATTACTGAAATATTAAATCCAATTTACACAATAGTTAGTGGTAGTAAAGTTGCCAGTGCAGTTACTCAATCTTTTGCCAATATTAAACTTTCTAGACTAGAAACATTTGCAGGGGATGTAAAACGAGTAAAAGTATTTAGAACTTAGGATGGTGATATTTCCGATTATGATTTAATACAAGAGATATTAGTTGAATCCAAAGAATTATTAACAAGTTATACTTTAAGTGGTAGTGTTGTTGGGCAGACCGGAATTATAACATCGGAAACACTTAAAAATTATTGGAACACAGGTTCGTTAAATGCATATCTTACATCCAGTAAAGTTGAAAGTGGAGTTAGATTAACGGGTAGTGGATATTTTACATATAGTTCATCTTTAGATATAAAAAGTAAAAATACTTATGAATTGGGTTTAGATGCATTTTATTCGTCATCTACTGCAAGTAATTTAGGAATATATTTAAGTTATGTTTCATCATCTACAACGTTTACAAGTAGTTTAGCAACTTTAACAGGAACACAACCTACAAAAAATTTATTAGATACAATTATTCCTTTTAAAATTGATAGAGATTACCCATCTGCAAGTTTATATTTTTCTCAATCACAGGGAGAATGGCATTTAGGAAATATTAGTTTAAAACTTTCACAAGATACGGCATTTTCACCAGATGAGATTTCATTTGTTACAACAATGCCAACGAATATTAATAATCAAACTTATAATTTTAAATTTGAATTTTATGATGTAAATAATAACTATGTGCCCGTTGCGGTAACACAAAGTGCAGTGTTTACAGGTGGAAATGCCGGAGCAACTGCTAAATTATTAACATTTCAAACTGATAGAAGTGCATTTAGATTTAGTACGGGTTCGTATGGTAATCCTGTAAATCAAACGGTTAAATTTTCAACACAAAAAACCAATTTAACGGGTTCAGTAACATATGGTAGTTCATCATTCGATACAAATGGTAATTATATACAACCATCACATTATTCCGCATCAAATGGAACAATTTTACAATATCCAGGTCTTTTAACAAATGTAAGTGATAATGGAGCATTATTAACTATTGCAAATTTTAGTGGTAGTGTTGCAAATGTATTAGTTGGTTCAATTGTCTATACCGCATCATGTGAAAATTTTACAGAATTCGAAACAATTTATAGATTTGAGGATGGAGATAATGCTCCAGGTGTATTTGTAACCGCAAATACAAATCAATTCATTTACAAAGCAACTGATTTATCTCTCAATCCGACTGGACAAATTATTACAATAGAAGCTAAACGAAAAAACTTAGCATCTGCAACAGGTTCATTGACTGTAAATTCCGGCAGTGGCCCGGCATTAACTTTGGTATCTACAAACCCAACAAATGGTGTAGATACTTACACAATATCTGGAACATCATATCCATATTCAACCGGTGAAACAATTTATTCCATTTCTGGTGACGACCAATTCGGTAATGAATTTTCAGATGCAATTAAAATAAGTCCTGTAAAAATATTAGATGGTTTTTCGGTTGCAGTAAGTAATGAAAATACATCATTCCCGGCACTTTCAATAGGAACGGTAGTTGGTGGATTTGCAGCAAGTAGTGGTTCTATAACAGTTAAAGTTGGTAATGAACCTATAAATTATTCATCAACATTTGTAACTAATTCATTTAGCGCAAGTATTGACACATTTGCTGGTTTAACCCCAAATACATTTAACGGAACAAATTATTCAATAAACGCTTTAAGTGCAGATAGTGGTTCTTTGACTTTATTAGTAAAATATAAAGATGGTGGGGGAACTATAATAAGTTCTTCAAAAGAAATAACGTATTCAAAAGTTAAAAAAGCAGTTCCAAATATTCTTATTTCTGCAACTCCCCAATCACAAACAGTAGTTGCAAATTCAACAGGTACTCAAACCGGAACATTGGCAGATGTAACCATATCCGCATTGGAAGGTAATACAAGTAGATTTACATCAATGGTTATTACTTCTACTACTGGGTTTTCAACTTTACCAACAGTGACGGGTACTTCAAATATATTAGTTATGACATCCG